GCCTAAACTCTTAGGGGAGAATACCATCGCTGGGAATAGAATCCGAGGATATACGGTAAAGACGTGCTAAAATAAAGTAAAAGCAAATCTTAGGTAGTAGAAGTGTTTGTAGTATCTACTAAAGAAGGAAGATTTTCCGTTTCAGCTTGAGAGGCTGTAGGGGAAATCGAAACGTTGGGTTCTGGAATGATTCCAGTTGCAACATTGACTACGGGACGAGAACGACTATTCGTAGGTTGTACGTACTTGTTCTCATTGTTGATGGTCGAAATGGGGGATTGTACTCGCGTAGCGGCTATATAACGAATTTCTTCGTTTAATAACTGACGCAAATCATGCAAAGTAGTGACCCAATTAAGGACGGAATCATCCTTAAGTGAGTCGCCACGACCTTCGGTTTGCAAGAAAGTACTAATGGAGGTAAAATTACTCTTAGACACAGGAATACAGGGGGAATCAGGTAGTTCAAATACAATTATTTCACAAAAATCAGACCAAAGGTCCTTTCTTACTTTGTTCTTACTAACTAAGGCTGTTTGGGCCCGGTTGAGCCAACGGCGAAAATTATCTACGGTAGAAAAGTAGGTCATAATTTTGTTGATTGGATTGTCTTATTTGTAACGGATCCAGGTGTAAGGGACTTTTTAAGTGATAAGGCTAAGTCGAGTGTTGACTGACTAAGACCCTTGTATATAGGGGTGTTTTGGTGATCTAATGATGGAGTGTGTTCAGTATCGAAGTACTTTTCATCTTCTTCATCATCAATCTTAAGGGATAGATGATCCAAACGTTTTTTAAGAAGTTCGATTTCATCTTGAACTGTAGTAACTGGGGGAGGGGGATGATTAAGAGTAGTTAACATTTCACTAATTGAAAAATTTCCTTGTTTGGAACCAATGCTAACTATTCTAGGTTGGATGTTTTTGATCTTTGGAAGGTGATCGAAAACATCTTCAGCGGAGACTTTAGGAGCTAAAGACCAACCAGCTGAGTAGTTCATGTTATTGGAGGTTTGTTGGATTTCAAACCAAGAAGTAACATGAAGTGTAACTGAAGCTGTGGTGGGACAACCCATCATACCAACATAGGGAATGGGAGAAACTCCCATAACTGGGTTGTTGGCTCCATAAGCAAATATGAGAGAATCGAAATTGAATGAAGCGGATGCCGCTGGTAAATAAACAGAAGAGACTTCCATACCAGGGACATCAACGGAAGTTGGAAGATTGCGAAGTTGATTAGTAGTAAATTGATTCAATTGTGAGTCCAGAGCAGCGTAGCCAGTGGTTGAACGAGCTTGATCCATAGGGATGAGGCCACCGAACAGATAGGGGGGTGCAGTGGTAGTTACGGGGCAACGGCACTCAATAGAAATAGCAGCACCGAGCCATCGGGCAGGAGGGACAACACCGGCAGAAATAGCACCACTTTCATTGTTGAGAGCTAAGTTATTAGCAAAATCAACAAGGGCCAAAGAATTGGTGGGAGTGGCAGTACCAGCGGGTGAGGTAAATTGGGTGTTCTGATCTTGTGCAACACCTATAACTATAGGTGATGAAAAAGTATTGGGGACTTGGGCTACTGTAGCACTAGCGGTAGGAAAGACCTTAGGGCACAAATAAGCAATTAAAGAAGTACAATTTGTGACGGGATTAAGGCCGATTCCAGGTGCAGCCATATTTATGGTGACCTTGTAATATCCACGTAGTAGCTTAGTAGGTAATGAGCCAGTAGAACCAATACGTGGAGGCTTAAAGTTGGGCTGCTTAAGGAAAGATGCGTATTGTCGAGCAATTCGCATCTCTCGCGAGTCGACTTTGGCCGCATTACGGATGGCTTTTGAAGGTTTGGGACGATTAAGGGGAAATGGGGCAGCTCCAGAGCGAATAACACGAGAATAAGCTTTTGTTTGGGAACGTTTTGCATTGTTTTTGGTTCTTTTGCGAAGGCTCTTCTTTTGTTGTCTAAGAGTCATTTGCTTTGGTGGATTGCCGTTATAAGAATGCATTTCTTGATTTGTAGGGCCTGAAGATGGTACAGGTTTGGTGTAAGGATAAGGGATCTTTTCTCCTAGGGCAGCATGCACCTCAGGAGGAATTCCAGTGTTAGAACCATCGCTAACCGTAGGCTTTGGAAAGGGTTTAATGGGACGACTAGTACGGGGAGGTTTCATAGTAGGTTGGTCTTTGGGTTTACTAGAAGGTGGTAAATATGGTCGATGAGGAGGAACGGTGATTTTACCATTTACTACGTCGACGTGAGGTTTGCGTGTGTTATCGACTATTTCTTTGAATCTGCGCGACATGTTTGGCATTGAATCATAATTGCCATTAGCAATATGAGATTCTTTGTTCGAAATATTTGTGTGTGCGTGTTTCTTCTTTGCTCCAAAGAATTGTTCATAAGACTCTGCGAGAGGCTTTGCCATATTCTGAAAACTGGTATAAAGCAAACCACCACCGATAGCTCCGGCACCACTAAGGGTACTAGCTGCAAAGCGATCAGGTTCAGAGGCACCACGCATTAAGCCTCTGCCGGCGGCTCGGACGAAGTCGCCATAAGAGGAATTATGGTGATGAGAAAGATTACCATTTAAGGCATGCATTTCTGCATTTGTGGGTGAATTGGGAGGGGGAGGATAATCTTGAGACATGTTGAGGATTAAATCCCAGGCCTGTGCAACTTGTTGAGCGTAATGTGCGTGGTATTCAACAGTCGTGAGACCGGAACCTTCCAAGCAAACAGGACAGGGGCAGGGAAGAAGATCTGCTACGAGCATAAATTCTTCGAATGTGAGGTCGGGCCAGGTTTCTGGCACGTCTGGGTCGATGTCGGTGAACGGAAGCATTTGAATAACAATAAAGTATTTTATTTTGGGTGTGCGGCTTACATTAATTGCCCAAAACTTATTGTTGCTTAGATTCAGCTTTATATCCGTAAACTAAAAAGTTTATTTGTTCTGTAGAGAGGTTGGTGGAAAGCGTTGCTTTCATTGTGAGCGTATTATCAATGTCTTCTTTTTCCATGTCGGACATATGGTTTTTCTCGATGTGAGTTATATATCGCATAATAATTTCATATTTGTCGGGGAAGGGAAAGAATTTTACGCGGAGAGCTTGGAGTTTGACATAAGTGAGTCTCCAAGAATCCAGTTTCTTGTTGAAATAGACATTGGCCAACATTTTTGCAAAGTTGGGCTTAGAAACATACATACCGTGAGTGGGACTAAAGGACCAACTACGATTGAGAAAGGTGCTCTTGGTGAGTTGAGATGGTTCACACTCATATTTGACCGTAAAGCCAATAGATTTCATATCTGGGATTAGTTCTGAGACATACTGATGAGAGCGAATGATTGAATCATCGCCCATCAGCTTGCCGCGAAGAGTATCCCAGTAATCAGAGAAATCTTCATAAGTGTTAAACTTAAGAGCAGTACAATATTTAATAGCTACTTCGAGCGCGAGCGTATTATCATTGAGGGTATTAAGTTGCCCTGAGATATTGCCACCAAACATCATTATCAACAAACCATTAGGATCTATAACATATGGGTAGTGGAGGCTACGTAGATAGAAACGCTGGAGATTAGACCATGGCGTTCGGTGTTTATATGGTATTTGCATATTAGTATTACGCAATTCGTAAATAGAGGAAAAAACAGGTATCTGTAGAGAAGCTTCCATGGCTTCTACGTCGAAACAGTGGAAATCTGGAGATTTGGAATCTCCGATAAGAAGCTGGGCTAATGTATGCCAGCCACCATATTCTTCGGTGATTCCGACCGCAGACCACTTAGTAGTATTAGCAGCTTGAAGCAACGAATCGTTTTGGTTTTTGTATAACATTAAGCCAATCAAATAAAAAATGATGTCGCAGCACATAAAAACACGAACTTTAGGATTATCACCTAAGAATTTCTTCTTTGGACGAATTTCGTGTAATTTAGGACTGGATTGATTCCAAAGTGCAAATGAGAAATCGCCAGACATTATTCGCGAGATTGTGTTGCGAATAAAGAGGTAAGATGAGTCATCTGATAAGACGTCACCCTTAGTTTTGAAAAATTGATTCCAAGGGTAACCAGGAGAGGTTTGCTTTTCGGCTGCTTGTACAGCCTGTTCAAAAGTGAGGGGGGTAGTGCGGAGGTATGGTGAGTAGTCTTGATGCATTTTCCTGCTTGCCCAAGACCACTTAATCGGGTCAGGGTTCCAAAAACGAACCTTTTGAAATTTCTTAAAGTCATTACACAACATTTCACGATCCATCTGTGATATGGAGTATTCATATGGAATTTTATGTTTTTCGCCAAGCGCTAAATTGTATAATTCAGAGTTGAAGTATCCGCGCGTAGAGCTGTGAATTCCATTTGTGACTTTTTTGAATTTTAAAAAGTTTCCCTCCATTGCGAAGTCACCCGCAATGAAGGGTGGGAGAAATTTGTCTTTAATCTTTGACCTGATGCATAGAATGGCAGCTGTTCCGAACCATTTGCTATTCCTAAATTGTAATGTTCGACTTTGTCACGACCCCAGTAAGTTGCTATGACATTACCTGTGCGAGCACTAACTATGGGAGAACCAGAGTCACCAGCAATAGTATTACTACGAATGTAGATCAAACCATCTTTGATATCTTCAATTTGTGAGGTTATTGGAAAGACAATAAAACCGTCTGTTTTAGATTTTCGAATGGTGTATATATAAACAGTTTCACCAGCAGTAGGGATACCTATGGGAGCAATTTTATTCTCTGCCATTTTAGTTGCAAGTATTGTGTTATCAAGCAACTTGAAACGACATTGATCGCCAGAGTGAGGTGGGTTGAGTTCTAGTGAAAATGGAACAGATTCTAAGGTTTTACCATCGATTCGATGTTGTTCATCGGAACCGGGAAATTGAACTGAGAGGCTTTCGATTGGAAGGGGCTTGCCATCACGTGTATGAAAAACGTGTTTAAGTGAAGAAATGTGGGAATGGGTAACGTAACAAGTTCCTTGCTTACTGTATGCACCGTCATTAGGATTGCGCAAATTGATTTGAGCAACGAAACTGGTAGCTAGTTTATCAGGAAAATGAGATATTTGATGTACGCCATTCAAAGCTTCGGGTTCTGGTTTTAATGAAGGGTGTTCAAGCTGACAGCCAATTTGGCGACAGCCTGGATCACGACCATCAAAGGGACAGACAGTATCAACATCTTCAACGGCAGCACTTGACTCACTAAAATCGTTGAGTGCTTTGTCAAGCATGTCAGTCAAAACTGGTGGTGTGGTTGTGCATAGAGCAGCTTTACGAAAGGCAAGTTTTTCTACGCAACTAACACAAAGACGTTCATCAAAACAACAAGTACGAGTCAGCGTACTATTAGTCATTTCCGAAAGTTTATTTGATAAATCCGGTTGTCGTTTAAGTATAGACATAGGAGGTTTAGTTGGTTTAGGCGAACTTGTGACTACATCGACCTTTTCTGAACTTTCGGAAACTGGAGGTTTACAATCAGACCAATGTATGCAAGTATGACCACCGCAACTTGTATTACAAGTTGAGAATGCAGAATTTGTAATACCCTTATTACAAAAGTGAAGACAGCCTTTAGTTGTAGAGCTTTCTTCTTTGAAATTGCGAGGTACATAATAAATAGTGCCAGGAAGTTTAGTGTATGAGTCGTATAGAGTTTGACCCTTTTGATCTAAGGTAATATCTTCATTTTCAATAAGGTCTGCCAAGTGTTGCATGTTATTTGCGCGAATAGGTTTTCCACGCGCCATGTCTTGAAACAGATAAGTGGGGATTTCCAAATTAGCGGATGTGTTACTAAAGTGTAATGAACCTTTTGCGATTGGTGATATCGCGTTTGGATCGCAGTAGTAACCCTTATTGACTAAATCTTTATAATCTTCTAGAGTACGAGCGAAAATGAGATCACCAGTGGGTCCAAAAAATTGGATGCCGTGGTGCTTGAGTAAATTGGACAGATCATTATCGTCGTAAAACATATAATTTGTGGTCAAAGCGTGTTTGTATCTATTGTACCAACGGATAGGAGATAACTCTTCTTTGTCAGTATCAGTAGAGACTGCGCCCTTATCGCGTTTGCGATCTGCTTGAGAGCGTTGTTTTTGTCTATGAACGACTTTGCCACGATGTTCCGCAGAGTAAGAAGATTCAGAACGATCGTAAAGCTCACTTGGAATATGATGTTCTTGTGAACGGGTATCGCGTTTATGTGGGGGGACGTATTTATCATCTTCTTTAGAATTGTAGAGATAGAGGCCGTACATGATGAGTGCCATGGCAACGAGAAAACCAATTCTATGTACGAGATACTTGGGCACCCGTTTAAGGAGTGGTATTTCTTCTTCAAAGTTAATCTTGGGAGGTTCAGTTAAATCTATCTCAACATTAAGTGGATTGGAAGGTTCAGAATTACCAGCATGTGCAACAGGGAATTCTTTTGATTCAGAAAAATCTGAGTCAGATAAAACACTTTCTGAAGAAATTGATTCCTTACGGACATAGCTTGGGTGCAGAGGACAAAGTATCCAAATATTACTTGATGAATTATAAGCAACTGTGAAGCGTTTTGCCAAAAAATCTTCTAGTGATAGCATTTGAGCTTTCTTTTGGTCAACACAACGACCAAGGTTAAATTTTTCAAAATAACCGTCAAATACTGCGAGTTGGACGAAACGGGGTAATTGCAAAAACCATTCGGGAATTTCTTGATTTGGATTCTTGACAATTTGCTTAGATAGGACAGGGAAATAGCTTGGAGGATTGGCCATAACGCTGTCAACATCGTAATTGACTACGTGAGCGTGAGGAGCAGCAATAACTTGTGCTTCGACCGCACAGCAACCGTGGCATAAAGATGGACCATATTCGGATGCTGAACAGCCTTTGACTTTTTTCTTGTCTGAATAATTCTTACACGAGGTAGAATCGTTACCAAAGACGCTAGAGACAAAAC